GAATTTTTTCCCAAAATCCCGTAAAAAAGGCGTAAAAAAGGCGTAAAAAAGGCGTAAAAAACGCTTGACGCTATGCGAATTTTTACAGTTTCCCAACTAACACCGTGATTACTTAATGACACGGTGTCAGCGTGGGGCTTTACTTGCCGGCTAATCGCCATTTCTACGCATTTTAGGCCGATTAGTTGTAAAATACGTGCGAAAGCCCGATTTTTTAGTTTAACAAGTTTAAGGAAGTGACTCATTTTGGTGCAGTTGCTAAAATGCATAGAAACAGCCTGTAGGCCCGGCTGGAATGCGGAATAGCCGATATTAAGTAATACCTGAGACACCCTGTGCCACCTCTGTGCCACCTCTGTGCCACCTGAATTGTGAGTTTAAAAATTTTCTGGAGGCCTTAGAATCGCCCGATTGACAGCGTAAACCACCGATCAGCGATATTAAGTACTACCTGAGACACCCTGTGCCACCTGTTTTGCATCGTTTCCCCGGAGAAATTACCGCAGGTTCCAGAACCTCTGTTTTGTGACACCTACTGTGCCACCCCCATTCTCATACCGGAAACTGAATTAAATATATACTATCTTGTAAGTTTTAGCAAATTCTGGTAAACAGTGTTAGACATCTGATTTCCTAAAAATGATTTTTGCTACTTTATACCTACGTAAGACCGCGTTTTCGGGATTCTGGCCATCCTGTGCGGGAGATTCGGCGAAAAAACATCCGTATAGTGCTGGCACAGGGTGTCACAAGTTAAGAAATTTTAGTTTTAGAAGGCCTGGAATCGCCAAACCTGCGCAAAATCCATGCTCCAGCTATCAAGCGTTTAGTGCTGTCACAAGGTGTCTCAGGTAATACTTAATAACGGCAAAAAAGCGGTTTCTTCTATAGTGAGCGGAAAAGCACTACTTAAGAGTTTTGCGGTTTTTCTGAAATATGCTCTGAATTATTTTTTTCCTATTGACAGTTCTCGCGGTCTGGAATAATGGCCGCATGGCAAAAACAGCAGAAGAGACTTTAAACAGCCTGATAACCGGCCTGCGCAAGCAGCTTGAGCGGGTAGGGGCAGCGGAGGCATCCCGACAAACAGGGATTGGCCAGCCGGCTGTGTGGCGGTGGTTAACTGAGGGCGGGAATCTATCAATTGTCAGCCTGCGGCGGTTGCTGCGTGTCGATTGGTCAAAAATACCGGACAAAGCACGGCAGGGCCGGCCCCGAACGACTCCGGTTAAGAACCCGGTCAGAAAAAAGAAAAGCGCGGGGAAAGCGAGCAGCGTGGATTCATGACGCGCTCAGGCGATACATGGAGCCAGAAAAGTTCAGTGACTACGATTCTTTAATGAAAGCAGGCAATTTTGTGCAGGCGCAACTACTCATGAACGACGGAGGGTGGTCACTCGGGATGTTTGCAGGCAATATAAACATAGCTCTACTGCGAAAAGGTGAAATCGTAGATCGGACGCATCTTCAATTCAGTTGGCCTTCGGGGACGGGAAATGAAAACCCGCAGAGTCTGGAACAGCAGCAATGAACGAAACTAAATTCCTGAAAGTCTTTCACGCGCTTCTTATCGAGCGGGGATGGCTATCGTTTCCGCAGAACTCAAACGTAGCCCCCGGATCGCGGTATATACCGGGTACGCCGGACATAATCGCCTGCTCACCCGGCGGGCGGTTTTTCGGTTTTGAGTTGAAAACAGCAGAAGGCCGGGTTACCAAATCACAGGAGCGCATGGCGGCGGAATTCGAGCAGCGCGGGCTCGCCGGATCTTATTTGATTGTCCGGGTGGATAACGATTGGCGCGGATTGGTGGAGGGATTGGAATGAATAAAGAAAGGACTAAAGAACAGCTTTTTCAGCAGAACGTCGCGGCTTTCTCGCTCATGCTGCTTGAGCCGGAAGGGCTGAAACGAGTGGTTCGGTATGCGGCGGCTGTGGCGACTATGCTTGAAGATCGAGGCCTTGTCGGAGAGGCTACCGAGTGGGTAAATGAATTTGCTGTGGAACTGGACGGGAAGAAAAGAGAATGACTGAGACCGAACGAAAAATAATAGAGCAGGCCCTTACGCTACAGGGAGGGCGCAGCAGGCCCGACAAATCATGGCCTCTGATCCGCCCGCTTATCATGGAGATACCCCACAGATCCCACGTGGCCGATATGGGTTGCGGGCGCGGGACTTTTGGCCGTCTGATTCGCACTGTTCGCCCGGATCTGTTCTTGATCGGTGTGGACGTGCATATTGAATACCTCAATGATTGCGGCGGGACTTATGAGATCAAAACGTGTGCGGATATTGAGAAGCAGTATATATTTGCAGACGCTTTTCTTTTTATCGATGTTCTCGAACATTTAGAGCAGGAGCAAGCAATTCGTTTGATCGGTAATTTACGGCGGGAGTATAAGACAGTCATTGCCTCAATCCCGAACGAGTCGGGAGGCGGTAAGCACTACCATCAGAACCCCGATTTTGAGGCGGCCAACCCGCACGAAGCGCATAAACATGACTGGACAAATGCCGAAGTGCTCGATAAACTTGGCTTAGCTCTGGTAGGCGAGAATGACGGCCTCGGAGTGTATGTTTCAGGGATGCGGTTGGTGGAATAGTGGATACCCGGATATTAAAACAGGGCTTGATTGACTGGACGCAATGTAGATGGCTCCAGCCCCGCGATCTAAAAGCGCAGAGCCCGGAACAACGGCAGAAATTGAAACGGTCGCTTCTGAAAAACGGTTTCGCGTCGCCATTTCATGTATGGAACGATGGGAAAACGGATTGGCTGCTTGACGGATGCCACCGCGAAGACGTATTGCGCGAGTTGAAAGCTGAGGGGCACCCGGTTCCTGACGAATTACCCGCTGTCTGGGTGAACGCGAAAAGTAAGAAAGAGGCTGTGCGGCTGTCGGTCGTGTTCATGTCGCAATACGCCGATATTCAGCCCGGTAACCTGTTAAACTATCTTGAGGATATGAAGATCCCCCTCGCGGATTTTCGACTTGAGATCGATATTCCGACTTTCGATTTAGGGGAGATTGGCGCAGGCTCGCCGCCCGCCCATAGCAGCGCGGCGGGTGAGAACGTAGATGTAGTTGAAGAAAGCGTTCCGGAACCTCCGAAAAAGCCGGTCACCAAACCGGGCGACGTGTGGCTTTTAGGCGAGCACCGCCTTTTGTGCGGCGATTCGACAAAGCCAGAGAGTTTCGAGACTCTGATGGGCGGGGAGCGGGCTACATGCGTTTTTACCGATCCGCCCTACGGAGTTTCTGTAGGCGCGAAGAACAGGATGCTAAATTCCGTCCAGCCTTCTGGACGGAATTTAACCGATATAGAGTCCGATGATCTGGCTCCTGAGGATCTGGAACTTATCCTGCGGGCCGCGTTTATAAATGCTCGGGAGATTGGGATGGCAAACGATTGCGCGGTTTACCTGACGGCCCCGCAAGGCGGCGAACTCGGAATGATGATGACGATGATGATGCGGGACGCCGGTCTTCCGGTGCGGCACGTTCTTATCTGGGTTAAGTCATCACCGACGTTCTCAATGGGCCGCCTCGACTATGACTACCAGCACGAACCGATCTTGTTCACCTGGGTCAAGACACACAAGCGCATCCGAGCAGGGGCCTTCCAGACTTCTGTGTGGCCGGTCAACAAGCCGCAGGCGTCGCCAGAGCACCCGACCATGAAACCCGTGGCGCTCTACGAGAACGCGTTTTTGAACAGCTCTGAGGCCGGCGATATTGTGCTCGATCCATTCGCGGGCTCGGGCACTTGTATTATCGCCGCTGAACAGACAGGTCGGAAAGCGCGTGCCATTGAGATAAGCCCTGCTTACTGTGACGTTATAATAAAACGGTGGCAGCAATTCACCGGAAAACGTGCGAAGCACGCACAGACCGGAAAGGAGTTCCCGCAATGAAAAAAGAGAAAGTCGTTAAGAAAAAGCAGCGTCCTGCATCGGTTGCGGGCAATGGCGGAACTCGTGTTATGGTCCCGGGCCCCGGCAGAAATCCGCTGAGCGAAATCGAAAGAAAAGCTCGTGAGGCCTCGCGACGGGAGATTGCGGAAACGTGGGAAGAAATCAAGTCGCTCGATTTGCCCGCTCTACAGAGTTACATGCAGTCACCCGGACAACCGGCAGTCAAGGTTATGATGGCCAGCGCGATAATCAAGGGCATCAAGAGCGGCGACCTCTCAGAGCTGCACCGTTTCTATGATCGGCTTCTTGGCCGGCCCACTCAGCGAGTCGAGACGACATCTGATGAGCCTACCATGTTCCTGATTCCGGGGATGGTTAAGGACTCGTAAGAAAAGGATCTATAGAAATCAGTACCCCGCACCTGAACGCAAAACAGAAAGACGCCCTGCGCGGCGAATGGCGCGACCCGTCGATCTTTGAAATATGTCATGACGGCGCTGCCCGCTCCGGCAAGACTTGGGTCAATGTCGTGGCTATTATTCAGCGAGCGATTCAAGCACCGGGTTCTAAACACCTGGTGACACGCCTGCGGGAAAACCATCTTGCCTATTCGCTCTGGTCCCAAACACTCCTGCCCGCAATTCGGGAATACTGCCCCGGAGTGCGAATCAAGCACAGCCGCAAACCCCTGCTGCTCGAAATCGGCGGCTCTGAAATATGGGGCCTTGCCCTCGACCAACCGGAGCGAATCGAGAAAATCATGGGCACGCAATTCTCGACGGTCTTTATCAACGAGGCCACACAGGTTCCTTACGCCACGTACCAGGCAGTAAAAACGAGGGCGGTTGACGATGCGGCTGGCCGGCTTGACCCGAAAATCGTAGTCGATTGCAACCCGGCCAATCAATACCACTGGATCCACCGCTATTTTTTGCAGCATGAAGACCCGGAATCAGGCGAGCAGGTCAAGCACGCAAAATCTCTGTTTCGGCGGGGTCCGTGGCTCCCGACTGACAACGATCGGCTATCTGACAGAGGCCGTCAGGTTCTTGAGTCGTTGACCGGAGTTGCCTATGATCGGTTGGTCAAAGGGCTATGGGTAGGATCTGAGGGGCTCGTATATCCTGATTTTGAGCAGGCCGTCGTTGAGCCCTTCCCTGTCACCGGATGGGATCTGTTCGCGGCGGCCGACTTTGGGTTTACGAACCCTTTTGTATTTTTACTTTTTGCGCTTGACCGGGCCAATGAGACGTATTATTTGATCGACGAATATCGATCTGTTGGGAGGACCGCTCTTGAAAATTGCCAGGCACTCAAGAAACGAAAACCTGAGTACCTCTCCGGTAGCCTGGCTCTGGAGTGGATCGTGGCGGACCATGATGCGGGCGACCGGGCAACTATGGCTCAGCAGGGCCTTCGGACACTCGCGGCAGACAAGGACATCAAGTCAGGGGTGCAATCGGTGCGCGACTTGATCGGAGCTAAAAGAGGCACGAAGTTACGCATATTTGCGACCTGTCAGCATACCCGAAACGAGGCTATGGGCTACCGCTACCCGGCAGAAAAGCACGGGGACGACCGCGACGAGAAGCCGGTCAAAGAAAACGACCACTGCATGGACGCCCTGAGATATTTTGCAAAACGAGTAACCGCGAATAAACGAGCGGTGGCAACGGTGGGTAAGCGTGGCGGGTAGAGCGAGAAAACAGGTTATCGCCGCTACTCAGGACATCCGCACCGGGCCGGAAGGGTTCCGTCGCATAAGCAATCGAGGCAATCAATACACGAACTTTCAAGGGCAGGTCGACACCGCATGGCGGATGTTCAAAATGCAGGAGCAGTTTGGCGGATTGATCTTGCGGACCATTCTCGCCCATCAGGTCGGAACGCTTTGCGGGAATGGCGCAAGCATCAGAGCTGATCGTAAAAAAGAGCAAGATTTCATTGATACTTTTTTGAAAGTCAACACGCTTGACGGGCCGTTTCTGACAAAGATCGTCCGGGGCGGTGAGCTTGAGGGCCAAGTGTTGCTCGTTCCGAAGAAACACCGGTATAAGGGCGCAGATACTGTAAAGCTTCAATATCTGCGGTGGCACGATTGGCGGTACCGGATCTATTTGAACAAAGATAATTTTACCGAAATCGAGCGTATCGAATTTTTTGTCCGGGGCGCACAGAGCGCGGTGCCGCTGCTTGACAAGAACGGTTTTATTTACGTCTCGCTCGAAGATATTGGCAGCGCGGGGACACATGAGGCTCTTGCTGAATACCCCACTCCGCCGATCGCACCGGTTCTTACGTCCTGCGCTTCAATCGAAATTGCCTTTGCTGATTGGCGAGCAATGAACAGCCTTTGGGGCACACTCGGGCGGCACTTTGAAGCGAGCGACGCGGACACCGCAGCGCAAATCATAGAATGGCTCACCGCAAAACAAGCAGCGGGAGGGATTGAACCGGGTGAAGAAATTGCAGCGGCGGCAAAAGCGTATTTCCCGGAGCCCACTGGCAATGGTCAGCAGTCGATCGAGCGCGAAATTACAGCACTGTCTCGGGCTATCTCAGGTTATACAGGGATTGGAATTCATCTTCTTGGCTACGCATCGGAAATGTCCAACCGGTCAACGGCTGAAGAGTTGCGGGAGGCGAAGGCGGTTCAAAACGCAACCCGCGATTTATGGGTTGCCGCAATATACGAAATTCTTGAGAAATCGATGGCGATGGTGGACCCGACGCTTGATATATCCCGTGTGGACGTGCAGCTTGCGCAGAATACGAGTCATCAGCTCAAGGAACTTGTGGAAGTATGGCTGCCTCTCTATGATGGCGGTATGATTCCGAAATCAATGGTGCAAGATCGCATCCCCGGATGGGATCCGCGCATGAGTAAAGAGCTTGAAGCGCAGGAAGCAGAGCGTAAAGCGCAGATTCAAGCGCAAGTTGACGCCATGATGAACAGGCCGCAGGAAGAACCGCAGGAGCAAGAAGAAGATGGAAACGATACGAATTGAAATTTCTGCGGCTGAGGCCGCGCTTACTGAGGCCGAAATCCGGGAGATCGTAGGCCCGGGAAAAATTGCAGAGCTGAAAGCAAAAGAAAAAGCCCCGATCCTCAAAGCGTATCGTCTATTTCATGAGGGCGTTTCCAACCCTTCTCGCTTAACGTCCGGGCTGTCCCGCCCGATCGCATGGGCCCGCGATGCGGTAGCTAAAGCCCATGAGAAAGTCAAGGCTGGCCTGAAATTATTTGAGGATCGAGGACACACAGATCCATCACAGCGTGAAGGCCGTAAAGTGCTCGGCGAGGTGGTAGCGGCGGCTCTGCGGAATATAAATGGCGTTCTTTCATCCGTTATTATCGGGCATATAGCCCCCGAAGCGCGGGATATTCGCGCTGTCAGCATGGAGGGTGAGTGGATCGTTGAGCCCGGCGCAGAAATGGACCAAGCGCTCGATATTTCAGAAATCACAGGAATTGTACTTACGCAAAAAGCCCCGGCTTTTCCCGGATCAACAGAACTATTGGCAATCGCCGCAGAGGAGCAAAAAATGGCCGACGATCGGCGGGTCAGTATCGACCCAACAAATTTTCATGAGGTCTTGAAATTCTTCAAAAACGTTTCCCGCGACCTCACAATTAAGCCCACTCAATTATGGCCGCTTGAGGAGATCCTGACCGGAGACGCGGAGATCAGGGCTTACGTTGAGAAGAGCTTTGTACCCGCATCCGAGCTGGAGAGGCTCAAAGGCGAGCACGAAAATCTGAGCAAAACCTATAAAGAGGCCTCCGGACGGCTGACCGCTATCGACGCACGGGAGAAAATCTCAGAGATCGGGAAGGATATGCCCGAATTTATCCGCAAGCGGGCGGCTGACTCGATCCAGACGTTGCACCTTGAAGAGGGTCAGAAGATCGAAGATGCGGTGCGCGTGGTGCTCGACCGGGCAAAAACGGAAACAGACGCTCTGGTTGCTGCCGGCGCTAAAATCCCCGGTGTGAATTTTGACGAGTCAACCGGGCCCCGACTGCCTGCGGGCGGGAGCGGCAAGACCGATAGTCGTGCTGACTGGATGCCTGACTTTGGCGGGGGTGCGAAATGAAAGTGAAAACTACTGAGCAAGCGCAGCCCGAACAGGAGCTGACCACCAAAAAGCCGCTATTCGAGCGACCGCAACCGAAGCCGAACTTGCACGACCTTGGGAACGTCCGATTGGCAGGCGACGCGGAAGAGCCCGAAAAGCCGGAGACGGACTGAGCCGCGTTTCTTCGAGTCACGTTCTATTCTTTTTTGCTTGCATTTCTGAAAGACCTTTTATAGGTTGCACAGTATCGCTCCTGGACATGGAGAGAGGCCGGACAGGCTCCAAAAAATCATAATTGGAGGCTGTCTTATGGCTATGACAGTACAAGTGGAGTCGCACAGACGACGCCATATAAATCTTCCCGTCCCGACAGGCGGCGTGACCGCAGGGCAATTTAAACAAGTCGAGGATATTTGCGGGTTCGTTTTTGCGACCGTGGCAGAGGCTGACGATAATCGCCTTGAGTCCGGCAGCTCAAACAATCTCTATTCGCTGCTTACGCAGTGCGACGAGCTTGAGCATGACGCCACAACCGCAGCAACCGGATCTATCGGTGACAAGGTTTACTGGTCCGTTTCGACATCGAAACTCATCAGCACACCTGCAACCGGTGACCCTCTGATCGGTTACTACATCCAGACCAAAACGAACGGACAGACCACGGCTCGAATCTATTTCGATTCCAGTCTGAAACTGATCTAGGGAGCGAACGAAAATGGTAAAACTATTTAAAGACGATCACAACAGCAAGTCGGCTTTTCTCGATACAGTTCAGAAAGCCTTTGGTTTCTCCGGCGGCACGGAAGGCGAGCAGCGACAAGCGCGGGCAATGATTTCGGAAGTCATTTCTGCAAATGCAAACGCTGCTTCCCGGCAGTATAAAGAGAAAATCTCAGCAACCACACGAGCCGGCGACCTTGCCGACCTCGTAAACCAGCGATTCGACGATTTCGCCAACCGTGCCGATTATGACATGGGCTGGATGCAGGCGTTTAAGGACGTCTCGAATATCGTAGAGCGCGGGCAGTGGGAGGTCAGCACTCGGGCTATTTCCGGGCGAATCTGGAGCATCATTCCTGAAGGCTCTAAAGTCAAATCGCAGAAAATCACTTCTGAACGTGCTGTCGGGTATATCCACAAATTCGGCGCAGAACTCGACTGGACTGAAGAGATGATCCGTTATCGCAAGCTCGGCCCGATGATTGACGCCGTGGAAGAGTTTGTCGAGGAATACAATCTTGATCAGGCAAACAGGCATTATGCTCTGTTGACAGGAGCGAGCTCAAGCACTGTGTCCTACCAGACCACAACTGGAAATACTCAGGTTCAAAATGACATTCAGACTTTCGGCGCGGGCGCGTATGCTCTGCTGAACGGTCTGAAAAATACTCGCCGCCTGCCGGTGACTGCACCGCTGCTCGGGTATGTCAGCATGGCGGCTGGTTCTCGTGAACGTGTGCTTACCGCTCTGTCAACCTTGCAGCAAGCCGTAGCCGGATCGCCGACTGCGCTCCGCTATAACATCCTGCCGATCTTTAGCTGGAATGCTAACTTGCCGGCTAACGCTACAGGTGACGCTTTCCGCGTGCTGCTTGTCGCGCCCGGGATGAAAATCCAGCGTGCACAGGAAGGCGGTATGGAGATCATGGGGCCGGAGACTGACAAACGGTCTTACGAGCATTTCCTGACCGCGTGGGCATGGCTCGGCGCGGGCGTGTTCGACACTGCTCAGATCATAACCCTCCGCTTCTCCGCTTAACTGCAAAAATGTGGATCACTGATGCATGGGCCCTTGCTTATCTGGCTACGAAGCCGGACGGCGGGGCCCTTGCCGCTTCTGCCGATAGAACGAAATACTATACCGAAGCCTACCGTCAGTTATTCTATGACCCTCTTTACAGCTTCCCCGATCCTATAACGTCAGGGACTGCCGATGAGCAAGACCGCATGATGGCGGCTAACGTGGAACAGGCGCTTGCTCTGTTTAACAACCCGACCGACGGAGTGCGGGCCGCGCTTCAAGCGCAAAACGTGCAGTCATTTACAATCGGGAATTTCTCTGAATCGTTTCGCGTGCCTGAACGCCGCGACGCCTACAAAAACACCGGATATAATGATATTGTTTCGCGGCTGATCGATCCCTTCCGAGTGCGCCGAAGCTTCGGCACAAATCTAACCAGGCAGACGAACGAATACCCGTGAGCCGGGAAACCTTTTTACGCTATCTGAAGAACCGTAGCGATACGATCATTTCGCTTATTCAGTCCGTCATCGGAAGCCGCAGGACTGAAAACAACTTCTTTGAGCCCCGGCTTAAAGTCGTAAACGAGGAATACGGCAAGATCAAGGACATCATGGCGCGGTATTTTACGGCAGCTATCCGAGAGTCATACACTGCCGGCGAAAAGTCCGCAAAGAAAGCGGTCGGTAGCCGGGTAGCCGCAGCTCTCCGAGCGTCCGGTAAACAGGAGCAGGTCATCCAGCTATTTACTCGGGAGGTCTTGCTTGATACCTTTACCGCCCTCGATGCAGGGGCCCGCGACACAGAGAGGTTGTTCCGGCTGACACAGCAGTACAACATTGAGGAAGCGAAAATAAATCAGGCTCTCAAGGCAGGCCTTGAAACGGACAACACGCCTAGAGCGGTGAAATCGGAATTGCTAAAAACGCTTGAAGAGCGGGTGGGAAAGGACGGCAAGATCATCACGGTGAATAGCGCAACCGGGACAACTCGCCGCTATCATCCCGAGGCTTACGCGGACATGGTGGCGCGGACGCGAGTCCGGGAAGCACAATCTATGGCGATGAAGAATTCATTGCTTGAACTCGGGCACGACCTGGTAAGAGTCAGCGACCACGACACAGAAACCGAAATCTGCCTTGAATATGAGGGGCTTGTGTTTTCGCTAACCGGTGCAACTGCCGGGTATGATGAGCTTGATCAGCTTCCTCCTTTTCATCCAAATTGCTTTCATACTTTAGCGCCTTTCTTTGAGGCTAAGACCGATGCCCGGAGAGAAGCGCAACAAGAGAGCTTGCAGGAGCAAGAAGAGCGCAATGAACGCAAGCTGGCGGAGTTGAATGCTTAACGGAGTTTTACATGATCTACCCGAAGAGGTCTTTATCGTCGGCGGCGGCCCGTCTCTCAAGCATTTCAACTTTGAGCTGCTCAGAGACAAGTGCTGCGTCTGCATCAATGATGCGATTCGGTTTGTACCGGATCCGGCTTTCTGGATCTTCTACGATCAGGACGTTTACAGAAGATGCGAGCCCTCCCGAAATGGAGCGCATATTGTAACGACGGCGGACGGGTTGCAGGATCTGACCGACTGCACGCGGTTTATAGCTACGGGCCCGGAGGGCTCTCCTGTCGGTCGGGAAGAATGGTTGCGAAGCGGGCGGCTATTCTCCCGCTACCTGACCGCGCAGCTCGCAATCAATTTTGCTCAGGTGCATGGTTGCAAAATCTACCTGCTCGGGCTCGATCAGTGCAAAATGACGGCAGAAAGAGCCGCGCAGATGAAGCCGAGCGATGCGTATTTGCCGGAGGCGCGGGAGTATTTCGAGCGCATAGCAGCCGGCGGGAAGGACCGGGACACTTGCCATTTTTACAGCTCGTCTTTCAAACCGGGCGGAGAGATCCACCATGGCGACGGGTATATGGAGCAATACGAGCGGGCCGGGAGGAACGCTTTTCAGAAATTCGATCCTGAAAATATCATTAACCTGTCCCCGGTGTCGGTCATTCCGCGTTTCAGAAAAGCTCGCCCGGAGGAAATACTATGCTCTTAAAGCTAAACGTCGGATGCGGGCGCGAACTTATGCAGGGGTGGCAGAACATTGACAAGATCGGGCCGATCGTGCATGACCTGAAAAACCCTCTCCCCTACGAGGACGGAAGCGCGGAGATTATCTACTGTTCTCATGTCCTTGAACACATGCCGAGACGAGCAGCGGTGCGAGTGCTGAAAGATTTTCGTCGGGTGCTGTGGGAAAAAGGGCGGTGCCGGATTGTCGTGCCTGACTTTGGGCTTGCATTTCGCGAATATCAAAAAGGTGGTCAGTTTTTTTTCCAGCGCGGTTTGCAGATTGCGCTTGAGGGCGCGACCGCAGAGCAAAAACTTCTGACGTGGGTTGTGCGATACAGCCATGAGGGCTATGTCGGCGGCCCGTCCGTAAGCCGGGAAGCGGTGGCTAACGCTGCAAAGCGTCTCAATGCAGAGCAGATGATCGAGTGGATCGTCAGTCATCAGACGCCGCATGGTGCTTACATAGATCACTGCGGGGGTTATACAGAGACGATGCTAAAGCAGGACATGCAGGAAGCCGGGTTCCGCGTGGTCTTGCGCCCGACCGATTTGCCGCACCTGACAAGCCGGCCTAAAATTTCAATCGTGGCTGACGGCTATGCGGGTTGATATGCACCGCATCGTAAACCGCAAGGCCGAAGAGAAGAAAATGATCGAGGCGGGGCCGTCATGGATGCGAGGGTTTTTCAAAAATCACGTTGTCTACGTCGTCGGGTCCGGGCCGTCAATGGGCGGGTTTGACTATGACTCGCTTGCAGACAAAAAGACCATAGCCGTAAATCATGAAATTCTCTATGTACCGAACCCGTCTGTATGGTGTTTCGGGGATTGGCATACCATCTACAATGCAGGAGTGCGCCCGATGAACGTGCTGCCCTGCCGAACGATCACCTTTGACGGAACGCCTCTTAATGTGATAGATGAAGAGTATGTAACGCGGTTCCCCCGGCTGCGCGATTGGAAAAAAATAGACGATAGCTTCGCGGCAGGCTGCTTTTCTCGCTTTTCGTCATCGACCTTTGCAGCGCATTTTGCAATCATGGCCGGGGCTATTGGCGTTCAGCTTCTCGGGATCGATTGCGGAGGGGCTGATGGCAAAACGCATCATTACACGGGCGACGGGCTGCACCCGAAATGGGGGAGCGGCAAAGAGCAACACATGGCTGAGAAGAAAGCAGAAGGGTATGAAAAGCAAATCGCGGATTGGCGGCTTCTGTCGCTGCGATTTCCGGGCATCATTAAATCAGACGGCGTCTTGGGTGAGGTTCTGGCATGAGCCGCGAACTGTGGGCGGGGGCTGCTCGCATTACGAGCAGACACGCTATAGCTATAGAGTCGCTGACCGATGAAATGGCTGACAATGGGCGGGCGTTCTATTTCTCTTTTAGCGATACGTTTAACGCCGCCGGGTCGCCGCTCATCATTGTGCAGATAGAAACCGGGGCGTCTGCTGTGCTGTTCGCTTTTCGGGTGGCATCGAGCGGCAACGCCGACATTCTTTTTTTCGAGGACGTCGTTTCGACCGGTGGAACGCCGCAATCTTTGCATAACCTGAACCGCAATAGCGCGATTTTAGCGCCTGCGGTAGTTACCACTCGCCCGACTGTCTCAAACGTCGGAACTCAACTCAGCTCTTTTATTGCTCGCTCCGGGGACTACGCCTTTGAACTCGGCAAGTCTTTGCCGATCGCCTGGTGGGTGCTCAAGCCGAATTCTAAATACGGCATACAGGTTCTGTCAGTCGGTGCGAGCAGAACGCACAACATAGACGGATGGATCGCCGCATGATTGCTTTGACTATTTACGATGACGCCTATGAGGTCGGGGCGCGAGTGCTTGAGCGCAGTTTTCGACGCTATAACCCGGACATCGAGTTTGAGGCGATTCACGCTGACCGAATAGAGTGCGACCTTCCAGCCTCTGACCGCTATTCGGTGGCGATGAAAAAAATCAGTCTCTTTAAGCACGGCTGGAAAGGCCATAAACAGATGCTCTTTATCGACGCTGACTGTCTGTGTCTCGGGTCCGTTAAATGGCCCGGGTTTGCGATGGGGAAGGACTCGCTGCGCTATCAATATCCGCTTCTGAATACGGGGGTGGTATTCTATGAGAATTGCAGCTTTACCGGCGTTCCGTTCCAGACCTTCTCGACTTATGACGGTGGGGATCAGGGCTATATAAACGATGCGATTTATTACGGCTGGATCAAGCCCGGTATTCTCGGCCCGGAAATGAATTTTCTCGCATCGTGGGTGGAGAGACATAAAAACCTGCATGCGTTTTTACAAAATAAGATAAAAATTTTTCATTTCGTCGGGCCGAAACCGTGGATCGAGCCGGACAAGTGCAGCCCTCTATGGCTGGAAAGGTGGATGCGGTTCTATGGAACTATTTGAGCGAATCGACATTGAGACGACGAGCAAGTGCAACAGGTCTTGCAGCTATTGCCCCGTGTCATTAAAGGCTCGGCCTGAGGAATTCATGCCTGACGAAATTCTGTTCGGGCTTATGGAGCAGCTCAGGCGAGCAGAGTTTACCGGGACTATCCACCCGAACCTGTACGGCGAGCCGATGCTCGATCAGAGAATCTATGTCATTTGTGAGCTTGCCGGGGCGATGGGTGCGCGGGTAAAGATGTTCTCTAACGGTGACTACCTGGACCTGCCGACCATAGATAAATTGCAGGCCGCAGGAATGTCTGAGATTGTCGTAACAGACCATAACCCCGTTCCCAATCCGCGATGGTTCTCCATCAGCCATGGGATTCTTACCGTCAGGAGATTTGACGGCGCGGTCCTGCACAATCGGGGAGGATCTATCGAGACAGAGCAGACGGCAAAGCCGGCAGAAAAATGCTTCCCGGCAGACGGCAAGGCGACTTACGTCAACTACCTGGGTGATGTGGTTCTGTGTTGCGACGATTGGAGCGGGAAAACGTTTTTCGGGAATGTCGGCAAAGAGTCTATCGACAAGATCTGGAGAAAGCCGGAATACTTCAAAGCGCGGAAAGGGCTCCGCAAAAATCGCTATTATTATGAAATCTGCAAGAAATGCAATTTCAATGCAGACAAAAAAATCGAGCTGAGGACGGACATCCCAGAATGGACGAAGCGCTGAATAATCTGGCAATTTTTATCCCTGCCCGGGGTGGCAGTGAACGCTTCCCGGCAAAAGGGCTTGCCACGCTCGACGGCGTGTCGCTCATCCGTCTGACCTATCATTTCGCGCAAACCTACACCCGGCGGGTATTTTTAAGCAGCGATTCAGACGACTATTTGGCTCAGGTTCCGGCAGAGGCGCGGATTAAGCGCCCCGTAGAGTTATGCGAGAGCCGTCCGTACGGGGCTGAACTATGGCAGCATTTTGCAAGCCTGGTTGACGCGGAGTGGTATGGGATGATGAGTCCGACCTGCCCGATTAGGGGGCGGAGGTGCTTCACGCTGGGGCTGAATGAATTTTTTGCCAGCAAGAAAAAGTCCGGTTTCACCGCCTATTTGCACCGGGGGCGAGTGTGGCGGGGCGGGGTCGGGATAAACGGGGAAACTCCGGGGCAGTTTGTGTCCGGCAATCAAGAATGCTGGATTGAGGACGGGTCGTTCTACGTCATGCACCGCTCGTTAGTCCCGACAGCGCGGCACAATATTGGAGACTCTGACCCGTTCATAATTCCTAACCGGGTGCTTTTTGACATTGACTTTAGAGAGGACCATCTATATTTGCATCAATGGCTGCATGACCTTAAGGTGGCCCGCGAATTTGTTCAGAATAGCTATTACTGAGGAGACAGAATGGAACCTGTAAAATCTAACCACCGCAAAGTAAGAATTCAGCCGATTGGGAACATGATTGCCATTCCTGAAGCGGAGTATGCGGCCTTGTTCACGCCGATCAAACAGAGCCCGGAACTGCCGCTGCGCCGTGAAGAGAAAGAGAAGCGGAAGAAATGGGGAATTCGCGATGGGCAGGGATCTGCTGAAAGCGAATGAGCGTCAAGATCAAGATCATAGCTGAAATAGGGATCAACCACAACGGGGATCTTGAAAAAGCAAAGCGGATGATTCGGAAGTCCGCAGAGGCAGGAGCGGACGTTGTAAAATTTCAGAAGCGGACAATCGACCTCTGCTATACGAAAGAATTTCTCGACTCGCCCCGTGAGTCACCGTGGGGCACAACACAGCGGGCGCAGAAAGAAGGGCTGGAATTTAGCGTTAAGCAATACGAGGAGTTGAAGGCGGAAGCTGATGCTTGCGGCGTTGGGATTATGGTCTCTGTTTGGGATGTGAACAGCGCGGAAACCATGCGGTGGCTGAGCGATTCTGTAAAAATACCCTCGGCCATGGCGATAGACAGAGGCTTACGGGATTTGTGCGCAGCCCGCTATAAAAGGCTGTATATTGCAACCGGCGGATGCACTCAGGCAGATTTTGACGTATTAGCGAACATAGAGCATCGAAAAGATTTTACGGATAGCGAACGCCCGGAGGTATTCCTTATTCACTGTGTCGCCGCATATCCCGCACCGATTGATCTTTTGAATTTAGGACGATTACGATGGCAGCGCAGTTATTACGGCTGGTCGTCTCATGTGGCCGACCATGACGATCCGGGGATTCTTGATTGCGTGGCAATCGGGGCCGGCGCTCTGTACGTCGAGCGGCACGTGACGGAGGATCGAAACGACTACGGGTCTGACCAAAGTATGTCCTTGAATTTCGAGCAATTCGCGCTTGCAGTGAAGAGAATGAGACTTGCTGAAAAAGCAGTTACAACACGCCCGAAAGAAATCCTTGAATGTGAAATCGAGCCGATGCGAAAACTGCGGGAGCACCTGAACCAAAAATGACGGAATATTTTACCGAAAATATCACCGTCAGCCGAGCAGTCGTTGACCGATACAATCGGCCTGTAGAGGACACGCGCACAGTCAGAGCCCGAGTGGAAGAGGTAAGCGGAATCAGTGCTACTTCAGATGCAGGGATCGAATTCAACCCGACCCGGCGGATTTTCGCCGCAGCCAGCGCGGACATCAGGGCCGGGGACAGGATCGTTTTAGCGGACGGGCGAACTGTGCTTGTCCAATCGGTAGCAGACGAGAAAGGCTTTTCTCGGCGTTTTAAGATGGCACTTTGTTGAAGGAGGCGGCTATGGAAAACGGGATCGAGGGCAGACAGGAGCGGGAAGAGACAGATGATTTTGTCGCTCGATGGATTATGGATTCTTGTGACGTTTTAGGCTACATTGGGTCTGCTCTGCTGCGCGGTGCGGGGTTGCTGACTGCGTGGCTCGTGACGGGGCGCAATATGCACGACTATGAGGGCCGCGAAGAGTGAGAGTAAAAAACACCCTTTCAGATGGCCTGAAAAAACTCGGCGAGAGATTCCCGCAGGCGCAGAAAGCGGCTCTGACTGCCGGGGTACTTGCGCTTGCTGATGACGTTTTGAACATAGCGCCGACGCCTCCCGTGGATACCGGCTTTTTACGCGGGTCCGCGTCTGTGTTTGTCGGCAGCCGCCTGGTCAGCGGGCAGGGCTCTGTCAGTGCCCCGGAGGACGTGGCGACTTTTGCAATGGATACACCTTACACCGCATATCAGCATGAGCTTGAGAATGCGGTCTACAGTAACAATTCCGACAAGATCGGGCCGAAATTCGTGGAGACTAAATTGGTCAGGTTTGCGAAAGACTATGGGAAAATCATGGCCGATAGATTTATAGAGGTGGTATTTAAAAAATAGCTTATGGATTTCGTGGAAGCACTTGCCGATCTATCCCGTCAGCTCAGAGTCAAAGAGGCTGAAATTATTGCTTTGCAGCAAAAAGGTGCGCAGGCGAAAACCGCAAAAGGAGCCCCTCTGAAAATCCAGATATCTATCACAATCCCGGCAGACGTTAAAGAGGAAATGCAGCGGCGCGGGGATTTTGAGAAAGAGGCTTCAGCCGCAATTCTGCGCGGGATGGGCTACGCATGAGAGGCGGGATTGTCTCGAACCTGTGCGACTACCTGCGAGCCAATCTGCCCTACCGAGTGGTTGACTCGATGCTGGACGTGGATGACCCGGACGCGGTTGTTTTGCTCTCATCTTCCGGTGGCCGATCGGAAGGCTATCCGGTTGGCTATCAGGAAGAGACGATACAGGTCAGAGTCCGGGCAACGCATGAGTACGACGCAAACGTAACCTCGTTTGCCGTATGGGACTTCCTGCGGCGGATAGAACACGGCCTGACCCTCCCGGCCATAGACCAGACCGGGGCGGAGGATAAGCTCGTAAAGCGGCTTGTTCCGATCCAGAGGCCGTTTTATGTCGGCCTAAAAAATGGCTTGCATTGGTATTCGTTCAACTTATTATTGCAATTCTTCGAGGCTGGACAGGGCCCCGGACCCGGACAGGGAGATTAAAAATCAACTTGTGGAGGTCCGCTTATGTCTGGATCAAGTTTTTTTGGAGACCCCTTTGGCGACTTAGGGCCCTATAATTTTTATTGGGACGCGCCGATCTTAACCGGCGACCCCGGCGCTAACACCTATTTAGGCGGAACGAAAGGAACGACTATCGCCATCAGCGATACGAAGACCGACATTACGTGGGATCAGGGCGGAACGGATCCGCAGAACCGCATCTTAACCGGGCGCTCTGTGATGGTCAATCTCGCACTCGCTCAAGCAACGCTTGTCAGAATTCGCGCTCTCTTGCAGGGTTTTGAGATCTACGGCACAGCAGGAGCTGAGGGCTTCGCGCTGTCTTTCTCGCTTGGCGAGAGTGACGCAGACGTCCGTAAGGTTCTAAAGGCTGTTAAAGTGATTGGTGGCGTTGACTCTACTGACCCGAACGATATTATGTTTTTCCCGCTTGCGGCTCCGATGGTCGAAGGCGCGGAGACTGCCGGGGATGCGGAGACGCAGCGTCAGTTTGCGGGCTCGTTCTACTGCTACCGCTCCGAGGAGTATCTGACCGCAGTCAGCGGGAAGCCCTGTTCCGGGTTCTCGAAAGCCGCAATCGACAACGGCCATGTGGTGGTTGTTCCCTAAGTGGGCGTTTTAGAGATTCAGTATTCTAAGCCGGCGAAGCTCAAATTTCGCCTCTTCAATGGAGGGGTTGCGGAAGTTGACGTTTTGCCGCTGTCCTACGTCGCGCAGCTAAAGGTTCTCGATTTGCGCGAAGTGGGACAGACAATGGATCGGGCGGATAATAAAGCCGTCATGGACTACCTGAAACAGATCCTTGAAGCAATGGGTGAAATGTGCCCCGGCCTCAAGGAAGAGCATCTGACAGGGATGCCCGTTGACGGCGTGCTGTCGCTGTTCTCTGCGATGATCGAGAAAGCGACGGGTTCCGACATACCGACCCCTCAAAAAAAAAGGCCAGGAAGGCCAAAATTGAGGTCTTAGAACTGCTTGAGCTTGGCTTCAGTCTCCCTGAGATCGAGGCCATGCCGGCAGCCGCTGTCCGTGACTGGCTTGCGGCTATTGAATTTCGACGCATCAAGAACCGCATGGAACTTGTAGATTCCATACTTTACGCTCGGGCCGGAAACTACCCTATGGCGTCGCTTAAAGAAGAGCGGCAGAGTTGGATCGATCGTTTGAACGAGCTTCTATTTATCGAGCGCGACCCGGAAGAGCAGATCGTGTGGGGACGGGTACGTCCGGCCACCCCCGAACAGCAAGAAGCCAATCGCAAAGCATTGCAGATGATCATGGGAGGGAAGGGCAGTGTTTAACGCGGGCGCAGTTGTCGCAACCCTCGAACTCAAAGACAAGGATTTCAAGTCGGGTGTTTCGGGCGCTCTTAAATCCGTAAATTCTTTAGACCAATCTATCTCAAAAGCTGCAAGCGGGATTACCAATAACATAAACAGTAAGGTGGGCGGGGCGCTCGACGGGCTCAATAAAAAGCTGAGCGGTGTTAGCGGGGCTGTTTTCGCAACCGGCATCGCAGGAGCTGTCATGGCTGCTGCTAAGATCGAAACGGCTCGAACATCGTTCAAGGTTTTCATGGGGGGTGGGGAAGCGGGGGCCGCTGCTGCTGACAAGATGATCTCGTCGCTCAACGAACTTGCTAATCGTACGCCTTTCATGAATAGCCAGGTTATCGGCGCGGCACGGAATTTGTTGGCTTTCGGCGAAAGTGCCGGGAACGTCGAATCTGTTTTGACGCGCATTGGCGATGTAAGTGCCGCGACCGGTAAAGACTTTGAGCAACTGGCTACGATCTACGGTAAGGCTCGCGTTCAAGGAACGCTCTTCGCTGAAGACATAAACCAACTCACTGAGGCGGGCATTCCGATAATCGGCGAATTTGCTAAACAGTTAGGAGTCACGGAAAGTCAGGTTAAAAAAATGGGGTCGGAAGGCAAAATCAGCTTTTCCAATCTTGAAACCGCGTTCAAGGACATGACGAGCGAGGGCGGCAAGTTCTTCGGCATGATGGCCGAGCAAAGCGGGACAGTGGAGGGGAAACTTTCCACGCTTCAAGGGAAATTTGAAGCGCTTCTCGCGAAAGTCGGCGGCGAGGGCGGCGGCCTGACTCACACTGTCATCGACGTGTTGATCGAGTCGGTTGATCGACTTGATGCGGCTTTTGAAGACATAGGTGCTACCGTTGACAGAGTGTCTAAAAACTTAGACTTCTTATCAGGCCCTACCGATGACGTGACGGAATCGGCTCAAGAGGCAAAAGACCAGTTCAGTCTAATCGATTTTATAATTTCACGATCTATCGTCGGCGGGATTAAGGACATGGCTTCGTGGTCCGAGAAGGCTACTGACATAGCTGTCGGGATGAAAGGACTGTGGCTTGATATAGCGAGCCTGACGATCAGTGTAGACAGAGACCGGCTGGCTGCTCTGAAAGAGCAAATCCCTCTTATCGACGATATTGGGGACGCCCTGCTAAAAACTGAAGCAATCGACAAGGAAGTCACCGAAAGCATCCGCGCAGCATGGGAAGAAACCTTCGATTTGCTGGCAAACGAATGGAGCCGATTGACTGGTTGGATCGACTCTCTGTTTGTCGATGCCGGCGTGGCCATGGACTCCGCCCTTAGCTATATGACGCCGATCCTCGAAAAAGCTACGGCCATAGGGGCTCGTATTGAGTCCTGGTTGGCTCCGGTATCCAGATTTATAGATAACTTGACTCAGGTATTGAGTATAACTCAACAATTGCAAGCTGTAAATCTTACCGGAACCGGGGCGGGTGCAACAACCGCATTTATGGCCGCATCGATGGATACGAGCCAGCAGCGCACAGCCGGACCCGCAAGCACAGCAGGGGGTGGGGGAGGTGGGAGTCAGGTTAAAATCTCGTTTCGCTACCAGCAAGAGCTGGACCGAATGCTTCAGCATATTGACAAAGCGCTTTCGGTAGGCGAAGATATTCAGGTTAAGCTTGAGGTTCTCGACGCCAACACTTTCATCCAGAACCTTGCAGGAACGCTTGGCGTGGCAGCCGATGAAATCAAGGATCTTGCGGAGGTCTCGGAAAAAGAATTCCTTACCGCTTCCGAAGCTATCGCAAAAACGATAGAGTCAGACGTCGCCGGGTCAACGCGAAGAGTTAAAGACGAGCTAAACGGGGCGGGCGTCTCGCTCGACACAATTGAAATATCAGTTAAAGAGATTGCAAAGACTTTTGGGATCACAGAGGACGCCGTACGTAACGGTCTCAACGCTGCGCTCGATCAGACGAAAGACCGCTTAACGTCTATTGATTCATCAGTCGAAAAAAACAAAAACGACACAATGACGTGGCGCGAAGCCGGTCAAAAAGCACTCGACACTGTCGCGGATTACGCCGGAAAAATCGCCGCTCTTATCGGTCAGCAGGTAGAACTGGCAGCGCAGAAGATGCAGAACTTTGTCACCGTGACCGACTATTTCGCGCAGCTCGGTACACAGAGTTTTCAACGCGAGATGCAAGCGCAGATCGACGCAGCCCGAGACGCCGCAGCGCAGCAAGAGCAAATCGCCCTTGATCTGCACAACCGGAAACTTTCGCTCATGGACGAAGAGATGGAGGCTATCCGACGCAAGCTTGAAGAGGAATTGCTGATACAACTTGAGAAGGACGAGCAGGCCCTTGCTCTTAAACTCCAGCAGATCGAAGATTCTACCCTGCGCGACGAACAGGAGGCGGTGCAGAAAGAAATCACGGAAGAAGACGCCCGTCTGCTTAAAGAGCAGCGGGAGCAAGAGCATCAAGAGAGGCTGAACGCTGCGCTAAAAGAAGCAGATACGAAGAAACAAAAAGAGCAGAAAGCGCATGATAAGGCGAGCCAGGCACAGGCTGCGGACAATGCCAAAAAGGTAGCCGCACTTGAGCAACAGATGGCGGACGGAGTAAAGAAGCGAGAAAAGGAAATCGCCACCTTCCGCTATATGATGACTCTCGCTCAGTGGAAAGTGGAGCAGGCCGCAAAGATGCAGGCCGTTAGTATTCAGCAGGGAATCGGAACGATAAACGCTGTCTCATCTGCTATGTCACTCGGGTCTATCTTCGGCCCGATTGCTGCCGCAGCAAACGTAGCTCTTGTGAGCGCAGCGGCTAACCAATCAAGAGCTATGATCGCAGCGTCTATTCCCCCGCTTCCACCGCCCGAGCTTATGGGTGAGTCGGGGGGTCTGTTTAAAGGGCCCTCTCATGCTCGCGGCGGGATCAACGCAAACGTAGAAGGCGGGGAACTCCTGATCGCAAAAGACGAGACGCAGCGGATCTTAGATGCAGTCGAGTCTCCGCGCACCTTCGGCGGAATGCCGGACGTAAACGTCAACGTGCTCCCCGGTGCGGTCGTAGCCTCGAAAATTGACCTGGACGATACGCAAGCGGTGGAAGACCTGTTCGGAGTGCTGCGCGGGATGCTGCGCGAAGAAATTAGAGGGTATGCGGTAGCCAGATGAACTTACAGATAAACACTCCAATCGTTAACGCCCTCTGGCAACTACAACGCGGCACAGATTATTTAGACCTTGCACGGGAAATCATGGTCGAGGTCGGGGGCGCTGCCCGCAGTGCAAAGCTCGAAATGCAGCAGGGTGCGGATGGCGGGGTTGTCTCCGGGGATCGCCGATATGAGGGCCGGCAGGTTCGGTTTACGTTCAAGCCCAGCGCAGAGCCCGGCGAGCCCGACGACTGGCGCAGCCCCTTGAACGCTCTGGAAGGGTTTTTCTATCGCAGGGAGACTGTCTACCTGATCGACAAACAAGCCGGCCTTCGCATCGAGGTTGTGCCGAGTCGCTCGCAAGTCCGGGCAGAGCAGCCAGAGCTTCGCCGGGTAGTCGGAAACGGCACGATGGACTTGCTCTGCCCGGACCCGCTATGGGAGACGCTCGAAATCATAAATTACGGCGGCACGGGCGCTTCGGATGACTCCGAAAATATTGAGCTTAACTCAGGTGACGCGCTGACGGTGAATAACGACAGCGAGTTTGACGCGTTCCCGATCATAACTCTGACTCCCCAGAACGTCATAGAGTCTTTCAGGCTTTTGAATACTACTCTGAACGGCGGGTTTGAATATACAGACCCGTCTTTTGCGGGCGCTCCGGGCGCCGAGAATCAGTCCCTTGTTATGGACGGCACTCGCTCTCAAGGACATTTCCGATTTGGTAATGTGGACACGTCTGCGAACCTTTCAGCGGGCGGGCTGATATGGTTGCGGCCCGGGCAGAATACTTTGCAATACGAGTCCGATGCCGGGTCTGTTCTGATCCGCGTGCAATTTAGAAGGCGGTTTTTGCATTGAGTCTTGCAGACGATCTACTGATCGCAATGCCGGAACTCGGCCTTGGCCCGAATACCGGGAGGCTTGCTATCTCATCGGGTGGCGTGGGTTCCGGGACGCTCGGCGGCGGAACTTTTGGCGGCTTCACCGTTCACCAGATTGAGATCTACTTTATCAAGCCTTACGACGAGACGGAAGCATTCTATCATCAGGCGTGGGGCTTTGGGTTCTTCCTTGCGCGGGGGTGGCTGTGGCCTGAAGAAATTTTTGCGCCCTCTACGCTCCCTCTCTCTGACGATACGATCGTCATAACGTTTTACTCTCAAGACCGGGCGGTGCTCGGGCGCATCAGGTCCGACGGTCAACGCTCGATCCTGCGAACACTGACGCGAACTGTGGACGAGCATGGGCCCGTTGATATGAAATTTGAACTCAGTGAATGGCCCTCGTTCCCGGTTATTCCGCAAGCACTGGTAGGCCTCCGGTATGGCCGGTCGAGAACAGATGACTTTTTTGGGTCACTTTCCACCGACGCGCAGCGCGGGTCCATGATGGATAAATATGTTTTCGAGGTGGATGGATTGCAGCGGCAGCTTGAGGCTGTTTCGGTGAACAATGTAATCACCGTGCCCACAGGAGGCCGAGACCTGGCA